GACAAACTCAATAAAATAGGCGAAACGTTTATTATAAGTATGTACGACAACGGCTTCATGATTGAAGCAACAGGTAGAGACAGCGAAGACGAGTGGTCTACAGCAAAAATTCTTTGTTCAACCGAAGACGACCTTGTTGACTTAATTCGCGATACGTTAACCATCAAGAGAGATAGTTAATGGCAACCAAAACATTTGACCCAACAAAATTTCGCAATAGTCTAACAAAGTCTATTGACGGAATGAGTGCAGGATTTCACGATCCTACAGACTGGATTTCAACAGGCAGTTATGCACTTAACTACTTGATCAGTGGAGACTTTAAAAAAGGTATTCCACTAGGAAAGGTTAGTGTGTTTGCAGGTGAATCAGGCTCGGGCAAGAGTTATTTCTGTTCTGGTAACATTGTAAAAAATGCACAAGAGCAAGGTATCTTTGTTGTTCTAATTGACAGCGAAAACGCACTCGACGAAACATGGCTACACGCTCTAGGTGTAGATACCAGCGAAGATAAATTGCTAAAACTTAACATGGCAATGATTGACGATGTTGCTAAAACTATTTCGCTGTTTATGAAAGATTACAAAACAATGGACGAAAAAGATCGTCCAAAAGTATTGTTTGTAATCGACAGTTTGGGTATGCTTATGTCGCCTACAGAACTTAACCAGTTCGAAGCAGGTGACATGAAAGGTGACATGGGTCGTAAGGCCAAAGCACTTAAAGCATTGGTTACAAACTGTGTTAACATGTTTGGCAGTTATAACGTAGGCATGGTTGTTACCAATCACACTTATGCAAGTCAAGACATGTTTGATCCGGATGACAAGATTTCCGGCGGTGCAGGTTTTATCTATGCAAGTAGTATTGTTGTAGCAATGAAAAAACTCAAACTCAAAGAAGACGAAGATGGCAACAAAACATCAACAGTCAACGGTATTAGAGCAGCCTGTAAGATTATGAAAACAAGATATGCTAAACCGTTTGAAAGTGTACAGGTTAAAATTCCATACGAAACAGGAATGGACCCTTACAGCGGATTGTTTGACATGTTTGAAACAAAAGGTTTGCTGGAGAAAATTGGAAACCGTTATCAGTATGTTACCAGTGACGGCGAAGTGTTTCTTGAATATCGCAAAAATTGGTCAGGTGATTTACTAGACCGCGTTATGGACGATATGCCTAATAAAAAAGCAATTTCGGTAAATATCGAAGATGCTGACAAAGAAGCAGTTGTTGATAACGAGGAGTAATTAACTATGAACGAAGCCCAAATTGCTGATATTTGGAGTTTATTTAAAGAATATCTTGATAAAAAACAAATAGATATAGCAGCAGAAAAGTTTGTAGACTTGCTTGCTGATTATGGTATTGATGACATTACTTTTAAAGAACTTTTAGGTAATGACAAATATCTAGATTATGCTATAAACTATTATTTAGATCTTGACGCAGACGACGACGAAGAGGATGAATAATGGGCTGGTACAGCAAAGTATCTCGAGACATCGGAGAGATACCGAATGCTATCATATATTTCGAAGACGAGTTGGCAACAGCTCGTCTCGAAGTTAAACTAAAAGGCAATATAGAACGAGCAGCCGCAGAAATGCCTGGTATTGTCGAACACAGATTTAATCAACTACAAGAAATTGAAGCAATACTAGAATATCTTAATATTGAACTAAGACGTCTTCGTAGTAGTTTCTTTAAAAAATATCTTGAAAACTATCAACGTGCATTAAGCAGTCGAGACGTAGAAAAGTATGTCGACGGCGAAGCAGACGTAGTTGATTACGAAAAAGTTATTAACGAATTTGCACTTATTAGAAACAAATGGTTAGGTGTTTTAAAAGCGTTAGACCAAAAACAGTGGCAGATAACTAATGTAGTAAAGTTAAGAGTAGCCGGCATGGAAGATGCTACCTTATAAGGGGTTATTATGGCAGGATTTAAAACTGATAAAACGCAAAAGTTTAGAACTATATGCGAAGTGCATAGAGAACTTTATGATTTAATATACGATAATTTGCCAGATACTCAAGTTAAACAAGACATAGAAAACAAACTTGAAGAAGCATTTTTAATGGCAAAAAAAATGAATGCAAAACTCCGCCAGTATAAACACAACTACGACGACGGGTGGTGGGAAAAAGAAAGCAAAGAAATACGTCAAGAGAAACACATGCTTCGAAATGAAAGAAATAAAAAATAAAGGAAACAACATTGGAAATTGATATTTTTCAAGAATGGAGTGTTTTAAAAGGAGATAACACTTTATCAAGAGCCATTGACAGAGTCGGATTAAAAGATGTTTTAGAATACCAAAAAGATCATCTAGAAACTGCATTTAAGTATTGCGGAAAAGGAAAAACTCGTCATGCAATTGATATTGGAGCAAATTACGGTTTAATGACCTATAATATGTCAAAATATTTCGATCATGTTTCGAGTTTTGAAATTGTACCTGAAGTTAATGAATGTTTTAAGTTAAATGCAAAAAAGTTCAAATTAAATAATGTCAGTATCTATGATTGTGGATTAGGAAATAAAGAAGAAACTGTTGCTCTTAACTTTGATTCTAATAAAACATTTAGTACACATGTTGATCCTACATCGCATGGAAATATTAAAGTAAAGACACTAGACTCCTTTGAGTTTAAAAATGTAGATTTTATAAAAATAGATGTTGAAGGATACGAAACATTTATTATACAAGGTGCTATTGATACTATCAAAAAATATAAACCTGTTATTTTGTACGAAAGAAAAGGTCATTCACTGAGATATAATCAAGAAAAAAATTCTGTTTTTGATATATTAAAAAACTATGGGTATCGAGAATTAGAAAATGTAGGCAGTAAAAATGCATTAATAGGTGTAGTATGAAAAAAGTTTATGATTATTGGATGCCAGACAGCGACAATCATTTTGAAAGACTAATCGCTAAACGTATTAAAAATGGCGGGCCACCCGAGTATCAAGATGACGTTAGAGATGAAGCATATAAGTATGTAACTGATTTTAACATAGCAGTTGATGTAGGAGCCAATGTTGGATTATGGTCAAAACCTTTAACAAAAGTGTTCAATCACGTAGTTGCATTTGAGCCATTAGAACAAGTATATAGTTGTTTGGATCGTAACGTAGCAGGACTAAACATTGAAATACACAAATATGCATTGGGCAACGTAACCAATAAAGTAGAAATGATTTACGATGCAGAAAACACTGGTAGTAGTTATGTTAGCGAAACAGGCCAGGGTTCTATTGATATTAAACGTTTAGATGACTTAAATTTACCCAAGTTCGGCCTTCTTAAAATCGATTGTGAACGATACGAATTAGAAGTATTAAAAGGTGGTATTGAAACCATTCTAAAATACAAACCCATCATTGTTGTTGAGCAGCATCCTGATACAGAGTATTGTGCAGGTACTTATTTAAAAAACCATGGCGCAAAAGAAATCACCAATATCAGAAAAGACTACATATTCGGGTGGAGTTGATTAAATATTTTTATGAAAACAATAGTATTAGTTTCAGGCGGCTTTGACCCTTTACACAGCGGACATGTTTCTTATTTTGAAGAAGCTAAAAAATTAGGTGACGAATTATGGGTTGGTGTAAATTCTGACGCATGGTTAGTTAGAAAAAAAGGCAGACCATTTATGCCTTTTGCAGAAAGAACAAACATTATTCGAAATCTTAGAATGGTTGATCAAGTTTTAGGTTTTGAAGATGATGAAATTGGCAGCAGTAATCATTGTATAGAAAAAATTCTTGACTTGACAGGAATGGACACAAAGATAATTGTAGCCAATGGCGGCGACAGAAATCCAGGAAATATACCTGAAGTAATCAAATACGGAAATCATCCAAGGGTAGAATTTGCATGGAGCGTGGGCGGCGACGACAAAAAGAATAGCAGCAGTTGGATTCTAGAAGAATGGAAAAATCCAAAGACAGTGCGTAATTGGGGTTGGTATAGAGTGCTTGACGACAAGCCTGGCTATAAAGTAAAAGAACTAGTTATCGAACCTGGAAAGAGTCTTTCAATGCAAAGACATTTTTTAAGATCTGAACATTGGTATGTTCTCAAAGGCAAATGTATTTTAGAAACAGAATACAATAATATCAGTCAAAAAATTACATTGTCAGAATTAAGTTCGGGCTACATAATAGAAAATAAAGTATGGCACAAGGCCTATAATTGTACAGATGAATTATGCCACATTTTAGAAGTGCAATACGGCGAAGAGTGTGTGGAGAGTGATATTGAACGTAGAAGTTAATCCGTTAAGAGTTTACATAGGTTGGGACAGCAGAGAAGATATTGCATATCAAGTTGCTAAGTTAAGTATAGAAAATCTTGCAAGTGTTCCAGTTGAAGTTATTCCATTAAAGCAAAAGATACTTAGAAAAGACGGATTGTATTGGAGAGATGTAGATGCTCTTGCTGCAACCGAATTTACCTTTACTAGATTTTTAATTCCAGAACTAAACAACTTTGACGGATGGGCATTGTTTATCGATTGTGATTTTGTATTTCTTGACGATGTAAAAAATATATTCGATCAAGCTGACGACAAATACGCCATCATGTGTGCCCAGCACGATTATACACCCGAAGAAGGTGTTAAGATGGATGGACAGAAACAAACTCAATATCCAAGAAAAAATTGGTCAAGCATGATGCTTATAAACTGCGGACATCCTAGTAATAAACAGGTTACAAAGGATTTTGTAAATGATCCTCATAAAACCGGTGCCTTCTTGCATAGATTTAGTTGGCTCGACAATGAAGAAATTGGAAAACTAAGTCACGAATACAATTGGCTTGTAGGATGGTATAAAGAACCCAAAGACGGATCACCTAAAGCATTACATTATACAGAAGGTGGCCCATGGTTTAAACAATACGAAAACTGCGAATATGCTAACGAATGGTATCGTGTTGAAAGACTATACTTAAGAAACGAATTAGAAGTTCAAAAAAAAAATTTACAAAAGAGTTAGAGAGACCTAAGACAATTGACGATTTAACATTTACAAAAACTGTTAAATCTATTTTAAAGTCATATTTAAATACGTTGGTCGATCCTGAACATGAGATTTATGATGACACAGATTTTAAGAAGGAGGTTGATGCGTTTATGGGAATAAAAGTTGCAGCAATTGCATCCGATGGATTTAACTACGAAGCCAAGGGATTACAATATGACCCTTATCTTCAATCATTTATAATGGGGTCGGGTGGACGTATATGTAATTTTGAATTAAAAAAAGGCACCGGCAACACCCTGGTAATTCGTGGACTAGGCGGCAGTGGCCAGAAAGCTATAAAATATTGTTTAGAAAATAAAATAGATTTTTATGCTGTTGATTCTGGCTATATTCAACCTAGTACAAAAAAAGACTATCATCGTATTACTAAAAATGCATTACAAAACTTAGGACCTATAAAAGACAGAGATCTCGACAGACTAAGAAAGTTAAACTGGAAATACAAAAACAGAAACAGTCAGACTGGCAATAAAATTTTAATATGTCCGCCATCTGACAAAGTAATGAAATACTACAAAAAAGATCTTGACGATTGGTTAAAGGAAACAATTGATGAGATCAAGACATATACCGATCGTCCAATTGAAGTTAGAATTAAACCTGATCGTTCTGAAAGAGTTACGACTAATACAATTTGGGATGCATTAGATGATGCATACTGCTTGGTTACATTTAACAGCATTGCAGCAACAGAAGCATTACTTTACAGTGTACCGGCTATTGCATTAGCACCAAACGCTGCTTCTGTATTATGTAATACTGCACTCAAAGATATTAACAGTTTATATTTGCCTACTAAAGAAGAAACTGTTCGATTTGCAGCACACTTGTCTTATTGCCAGTTTAATTCTACTGAAATGCAGAATGGATTTGCATGGAGCATATTAAATGAAGATAGTTAGTTATCTTAAAACTGTTCCAGCAAAAAATACCAATCAACAAAAAACAGAACTTTTATTAAAATTTATTACCGGTGTTGTAAAAAACAGCGACGAAGGAATAATAGAAAATAACGGCGAAGTATTACCTGCAGATGTAGGTGTAATACAAGGGTGGGTCTATGACGATATTTCCTCGCCGCATTTAAAGTTAAGAAAACAAATAATCGATACTCAGATAAAAAACAAAAAGTATGTGGTGGTTGCTGATGCAAATTTGTTTTTGTATTCAAACAAAATCAATCCTCACGGATATCTACGATATAGTTTCAACGGAGTTTTTCCTAATACAGGAATCTATTGCGACGATAAAGTAAATCCTGCTAGATGGCAACAAATATC